CATCGACAGCGAGGCGGAATCATGATCCTCAGGATGATCTGCCGCTTCTGCAAGATCGTGTTCGAGGTTCAGTCGTTCGAGCAAATCCACCACATCCAGGGCGAGGACTGTTTCATCACACGCCAGGGAATCAAGCACGAGCTCCGCCGGGAGGGTGATGCGAATGCGTAAGGGAATCTGGCGATGCTCTCGTTGCGAGTTCTGGTGGTATTGGTCGGTCAATAGGGGGGTCGAGCGACTTGATCGGAAGTGTCGGAAGTGCAATCACCGAGTCCAGGCGAAACTTGACCGTCGCCCAGGGAATCGAGGTCGCCATCGAACCGACACGATCCACGAATATCCGGCCTATCGACCCGACTCGACGATCATGTCCGAGCTCAGAGCCCGGAACGGAACCAGGGCCAGGCGTAAGGCGACCGAAGACCGTGCCCTGGGGTTCATACCCTCCAGGTTCGTCAAGGCCGCCAGGATCGACGCAAAGACCCGAGAACTCATGACGAAATCCCAGGGCGACCCCACCCAGGAGGACGATTTCGATGAGTAGGCTCAAGGATCGACTTTACCAGGCTCGACGCTCTCATCTGCGATACCCGGTTCTCTTTCGTCAGGATCTCCTGGAACGCCTGGATCGGATCATCGAACTCCTGGAGGCCCAGGCATGAGTCAGTTGCAGGTCTTGTCTTACGGCGGCGGCGTTCAATCGACGGCAATCATCCTGATGGCGATTGACGGCGAGATCCCCAGGCCGGACATAGTGGTCTTCGCCGACACCGGATCCGAGCTCCCTTCGACATACTCGACGGTTGGAGCCATTCACGCCCTGTGCGATCAGCACGGGATCCCCTTCGAGATCGTGAGATCGAACTTCGGGGAATCCACCGATCTCCCTGGGGCACACGATCTTCACGAATGGTATCTTCACTACGCTAGGCTCCCGATGGTCGGACAACCACGATGCACATTCAATTTCAAGATCTATCCCGTCAGGAGATTCGTCAAGACCCTGGTCGATCAGTCACAGCCGAAGCCCTGGGTCAGTCAATGGCTCGGGATCACCACAGACGAGGCGCATCGAGCGCGTGAGAGCGAGGTTCAATGGTCTGAGTCCCTTTACCCCCTAATCGATGCGGATCTCTCCAGGGAGGACTGTGCCGCCTACATCTCGAAGCATTACCCCGAGCTCGAGGTGTCGAAGTCGGGTTGCTTCTGCTGTCCGTATCAGTCAGCGAAGAAGTGGATCAAACTCAAGGTCGAGCATCCCGATCTGTTCGACATATCCAGGTCGATGGAGATCGCCGCCGCGAAGAACGGAGTCAAGCGAGGACTGTGGGGAGCCAGGTCGATCATAGCCTTCGATCACGACACCAGGCTGACCGACTTCGGGTTCGAGATCGGACAGCCGCTTTACGAGGATTTCGAGTGTGACTCAGGGGGGTGCTTTCTCTGAGCTCGGGGAGCCTGGTCAGCCTGGACGGATTCGCCCAGGCGATGAAGGAGGCAGGTCACTTCACTTTCAGGTGTCCCGTCGAGAACTGTCGGGCTGTGATGTGGCTCGAAGCCGACGATCTCGAATCGTTAGAGGGATTTACGCTCATGCGGTTCGGTCATACCCCGGCTGAACTGTGCCGACATTGCACCAGGGCCCAGGATCTCGCATCAAACGATGAAGGCCCCTGATCCCAGGCCACCGCCCCACACATCAGCAGGCGAAGTATAGACGGGTTGGTTGAGGCCGAGATACAGATCGGTCGGGTTGTTGTAATCGGGATTAGGGCCGGAGGGCGTTGAGGGCTCGGCAGGTGGTTCGTAGCCACCGCCGAAGTCTGGGAGGTTCGTGCCTGTGTATATCTCCAGGAGATCGATCAGGCCCCACAGGGGGCCACGCTTGGCCGCTTCACCTACGAGCTCGGCTCGCTCCTTAGCCTGGGCGAGTTGCTCCATGAACTGCTCTAGGGGATCCTTGAGCGAGTCAGGATCGAAGATGTAGGTGAAGGTCACTCCAGCCAGGAGCCCGGACAGACCCAGGAGCGACAGGACGGTGATCATCCCGGTCACATCGTTCAGCAGTTTGACCGTAGGTTCTGCGATCCGGTTGAACATGATCGCAGTTGAGAGTCCCTCCAGGATCGACCGTTCAGTCTCCTGGAGCTCGAGGCGGTGAACGATCACTTGATCGGGCTTAGCCTTAGGCATCGATCTCGAAACCCCCGACAGTCACATACCAGGCGGCGGAGTTCGCGGTGTTCTGCATGACCGCTACCTGGTAGTTGGCCGGGACGACGAACTTCTCGAACCTGGGCGATCCTCGTCCACCGTTCTGAGATCCCAGGGCTTCGGGGCTGTTCTGGGTGAACACGGTGTCGCCCATGTAGCCGTTGGGAGTGATCGCAATTGTTCCAGGGTGATCCGAGGGCCCTGTCGTCCCATTGATCACGACAGTAGGGGGAACCAGGATCAGCATGACGGCTTCACTAGCATCGCCGCCGTAGTATTGGACATAATGGATCTCGACAGCCGACTTATTGGGGGCTGAAAATAGCGGGAAGAACTTCCCAGCGTCGGAGCCTGCTGGGATTTCTCCGCTTGAGATCAAGAAATTGGAATAGTTCTTCGAGCCGGGCATGGGCTCATCTCCGCATCTCGGTTGTTCTCACGATTGCATCGAATCGCTTCTGCGTGATCAGATCGTAGTCAGCCAGGAGCCTGGCGGCTTTCCTGATCGATGCCTTCTCTCCGACGGTGGATCTCCTGACCCTGGCCTTCGCTGATCTGGATGCCTTAGCCATTGGATCAACCATCCGTGCGGAATACGAGTTTGCTGTTCAGGTGGATCGGTATTCCACCGGACGGAGCAAACACGCAGGCGGTCGATCCTCCTGAGTTGGTAAATCCGATAGATCCGACAGGGATTCCTGAACCGTTCAGGAGCATCGGCGAGCTCGTGACTTCTGCATCGTTGTTGCCTGAGTAAGCATACCAATGAGTGCATGTGCGTCCCTGGAGTGTCGTGCCGATCCCATTTCCGGTGAGGACGCTGACGAACTCATGCTGTCCTGATCCGCTTGGGGTCACAGCGAAGACATGGTATTCGCCATTCGAGCAGGCGACAGCGACCGAGGCTTCGCGATCTGTGACGGGATTCGCCATCACGATCAGTTGATCGCCGGAGGCTAATTCCTTCGGGTAGGGGAGGGGTGCGGGGAGGGGAGAGCAACCGCCATCCTTTCCTGATCCCATTGGGAGGACGGCCTTGATCGTCCCGGCGGATCTGATGAAGTTGTATGTGGAATCCGTTTCTGCGATCCAGGCTCCGCGAGAGAGAATGAATCGACCGAGTTGATCGCCATAAGTCCCTACATCCTGGGCCGATCCGACAAAGTTCGCATCGGTCTGGACATTTTCCTCCGAACTTTCTGTCGTTGCGGTTCTGAGGACGGGGATCGTGGCCCCGGTTGTGGAAATCAAGGATCCATACGAATTAACATCGGCCATTCAATCACACCCTGACTCCAACGCCCAGGGGCTTCATGATGTTCCTGTTGATGTTCGAGATAGGTCGGCGCATCAATCGACGGCCGAACTTGAAAGTCAGCGAGGTCACGAAAGACGCGACGGCCATGTTCTTCCAATTGTTCGCGAAGTTGGATTGCATGATCGACACGGCCTGCCCTGGTGACTGAACTATGTCGCCCAGGCTCAACGCTCCGCCGCCCGTCCAGGTCATGGAGCTCGTGCCCAGGCCAGCGTCATAGACTGAGGTCTGGGCGAGATCGGTGGGGCCAAACAGACCGAACACCGATGTCCCTGCAACGCCCTCGGTGATGATCGACGCATAGGTCAAACTCTCCAGGACATTCAACAAACTGATCGTCTTCGGGCTTCTTCGACGCTTGGACTTCCGCTTCGCCATTATCCGAGCTCAGAGAAGTCCGGCCTATGAATCGTCGCCCTTGATCTCGATTACATCCGTAAATTGCCCCTGCATATTCCTCGGGGCTCCTGGAGCTCCAGGGTTCTGCATCGAGGACTGAAGGTGCGACATGAGCAATTGCACGAGAGGGTTGGGGGGCTCGATCCCCTCCAGGGGAAGCGACTCGACCAGGCTCTTGATTGCGTGAGCCAGGCGTTCGTCGATCTCCTCCAGGAGTTGCTGACTGAGGATCATGGTTGCACGGTGCATGAGGACGAGAATCGAAATCGTTAGAGCGAATCCAGCGACAACGAGCGCATCAGTCAGTAGCATGGTGATCGAACCCGACTCATGACCGACCCATCCCGCCCTTAATCCTCTCGTTTCGGTGGCCTTCCACCCACCCGCCCATGTTTGAACCTACAATAAGAGCATTCGCTCAGTCGAGGCCGTTCCGAGCTCGGATCTCGATGGAATGGAAGTCAAGGGGATCCTCTCCCCCTCGTGGCTCCCCCTCTCCTATACCCTGGAATAGTAGGAACCTAGTGGTATCAGCACAATGGTTAATTTGTAGGGTCGCACTCGAAGGGCCATGAAAGAGGATCGCTTCCGAAACATACGACACGCCGAATACGAACTGCTTGATGTTCTCCTGAAGGATGAGAGGGTCAGGGAACTGATACACAACCGCCTGCGTCGAGGGATACCCCGAGGGGATACCGTCGCCACAGGCAGGGCCAACCGTGCCCTCGACAACATCTCAGGCATCATCAGGGGGATGATGGCGAACCGGATCAAGAATCTCCCAGACACGCACATCGACAGCGAGGCGGAATCATGATCCTCAGGATGATCTGCCGCTTCTGCAAGATCGTGTTCGAGGTTCAGTCGTTCGAGCAAATCCACCACATCCAGGGCGAGGACTGTTTCATCACACGC